CAGTTAAAGAGGGTAACGCGATAGTGTTGTTGATTTTTCCCGAATCTGTGGTAAATTTGCTCTAACGATGGGCGTTTTATGCCTGACGTTAGAAGATTTTTTACACCCCGCCGCCTGGCGGGTTTTTTATGACTGAAATCGCGTCAGTACAGTAAACGCGCTGGTGGCGGTGAATACCTGTCTTTCAGCTTGCTGGCTTTTTCGACAAGAGTTATTGGTGTGTCACGTTAACCGGAAAAGGAAAAGACATGCTAAAACAGCAGGATATGACAGAAACCGCCAGAGTGGTGTTTAATGAATTAAGCGTTACCGACCCGGCGACAGTCGGGGAGATAGCGCAGAATACTTACCTTTCACGCGAACGCTGCCAGTTAATACTGACTCAGCTGGTTATGGCGGGTCTGGCAGACTATCAGTTCGGTTGTTACAGACGCCTTCCGCAGTGAAGGCTTTTTTATTTGTGGTAAATGGGCGGCTGGTGGGTGTTAGGGGCACCCACCAGCCATCTGCTCATGCGTCCGGATCACAAGCAAACCTCAGGCCCACTGCTTTGCGCAAAAGCAGAATGAGCCTATCAGAGACAGGCTTAATGATCCATGCTTAATACTGTAAAAATATCCAGTTGTGAGTTAATCAACGCCGACTGCCTGGAATTTATCCGGTCGTTACCCGAAAATTCTGTTGACCTGATAGTCACGGACCCGCCGTACTTTAAAGTGAAGCCTGAGGGCTGGGATAACCAGTGGAAGGGCGACGATGATTACCTGAAGTGGCTGGACCAGTGTCTGGCGCAGTTCTGGCGGGTGCTGAAACCTGCCGGAAGTCTTTACCTGTTCTGTGGTCATCGCCTGGCATCTGATATCGAAATCATGATGCGTGAACGCTTCAGTGTGCTGAACCATATTATCTGGGCGAAGCCGTCCGGACGCTGGAACGGATGCAACAAGGAAAGCCTGCGGGCGTATTTCCCCGCCACAGAGCGCATTCTGTTCGCGGAACATTATCAGGGGCCGTATCGTCCGAAAGATGCCGGGTATGCGGCGAAGGGCAGTGCACTGAAACAGCATGTGATGGCCCCGCTGATTTCTTACTTTCGTGATGCGCGCGCGGCCCTGGGGATAACGGCAAAACAGATTGCAGATGCCACAGGAAAGAAAAACATGGTGTCGCACTGGTTCAGTGCCAGTCAGTGGCAGCTACCGAATGAAAGCGATTATCTGAAATTACAGGCGCTGTTTGCCCGGGTGGCAGAAGAGAAGCATCGGCGTGGTGAACTGGAAAAGCTCCACCACCAGCTGGTGGATACGTATACCTCACTGAACCGGCAGTATGCGGAGCTGCTGAGTGAATATAAACATCTGCGGCGGTATTTTGGCGTGACGGTGCAGGTGCCGTATACCGATGTGTGGACGCATAAACCGGTGCAGTTCTATCCCGGGAAACATCCGTGCGAAAAACCGGCAGAAATGCTGCAGCAGATAATCAGCGCAAGTAGCCGTCCTGGTGATCTGGTTGCGGATTTTTTCATGGGGTCGGGTTCAACGGTAAAAGCGGCGATGGCACTGGGGCGTCGTGCGATTGGTGTTGAGCTGGAGACCGGACGTTTTGAGCAGACAGTCAGGGAAGTTCAGGATTTAATCGTTTGAAACGGATGAGATTGCAGAATTAATTACGCACCATTATTATTCTGCTCCCGGCCCTTTAGCTCAGTGGTGAGAGCGAGCGACTCATAATCGCCAGGTCGCTGGTTCAAATCCAGCAAGGGCCACCATCACATACCGCCATTAGCTCATCAGGAAAGAGCGCCAGCCTTCGAAGCTGGTTGCGCGGAGTTCGGGTCCCCGAAGGCGGTCCATTATCTGTATCCTGCGTTGTTAGCTCAGCCGGACAGAGCAATTGCCTTCTAAGCAATCGGTCACTGGTTCGAATCCAGTACAACGCGCCACACTTATTTTCCCTGGCTCGCTTTTGCGGGCTTTTTTTTAAATGTCTCACAATTCAGGCGGTTGACTGTTGTCTGGTTTGCGGGGAGTTTGTTAAAAGAAACTGGCATGGTGAATCCCCCTGTGCGGAGGGGCAATCAGCGAGTAGGTATATGGGATAATCGCGGATTCAGGTGCTGGTACTGAATTCACCGGGAGGCACCCGGCACCATGCAATGGCACATAGCGCCACTCTCCAGCCCCTCTCCGGAGGGGCTTTTCTGTGCCGGATACATCACAGTTTCTGGAACCTTAGGTACTACAGTATCAGTCAGGGTGCTATATTTTCAGATGTGATGAAAGCCTGTCAGCAGGCAGGGCGTATCGGAAATGACCCAGTAGAGAAAACGTTGACTCAGATACCGGTGCTGAGTTACCGGGAAACCGGCATCACATGACCGCTATCCTTCCAGGCCCATCCGCTCCGGTGGGCCTTTTTACTGCAGAAAACAGGTTCCCCGTTAAATGCTATGTTGCTCACAATTCAGTAAGTTGACAGTTGCCTGTCAGACTGGGCATTTGTTAAAAAAATTTCGCATGGTGAATCCCCCTGAGCGGAGGGGCGACTGGTGACGGTATAATCTCTGATTATCAAAACGAGAATGACGCGGGTTTAGTGGCACCGGGCTGAACTCACCGGGAGGCACCCGGCACCATGTGCATGATGATACAGATACGCGGCTTTAGCCCCTCTCCGGAGGGGTTTTCTTGTGGGCAAAAAAAGCCCGCGCTGGGAGACGCGGGCGGCAAGGAATAAACAATAAAACGTGAAGTAATATTTCAGCTGGCGAATAATACCCCATAGTAATCACTCTGCGCAACTGCGCGGTCTTTTTCGAATTGCGGGCTGTCGTCTCTCTTCTGCCATTGTCCTGTAACTTCCGGACTTCAGCCCGCTCCTTATTTTACTCACAATATTATCCCGGCCGGGAGGATTCATGGCATTTAAACACTATGACGTGGTCAGGGCGGTATCGCCGTCAGACCTTGCGAAACGACTGACACAAAAACTGAAGGAGGGCTGGCAGCCGTTTGGTAGTCCGGTGGCCATAACCCCTTATACCCTGATGCAGGCGATTGCAGCAGAAGGTGATGTGGTGGTCAGTGGTGCAACTGAGCCGGATTGGTACTACGTCATCGTACTGGCCCGGCATTCCAGGCCATAAAAGACAGTCTGGCAGTGGGACTAAATGCACTGACGCTGATGGATATTACCAAAAATGTAACGTATGGCGTTGAGATAGAAAGTCTGGCGCTGGAGATAAATGCACCGGCATCATCATAAAAAGTGAGCCAGTCAAATGGAAGGTATCGTTAAACTCACCGGTAGTGTCAGTGGGTCGTCTGAGACGCTTGCATGAGTTATCAGAGCCATCAGTAGTTAACTGGTGGCTTTTTTATTGTTTTCAGCTTCCGGATAACGGGAGACGGGGTATGGACCAGATGGAAAAAATCACAACAGGTGTGTCATACACCACGTCAGCGGTGGGAACGGGCTACTGGTTCCTGCAGTTGCTGGACAGGGTTTCCCCGTCTCAGTGGGCGGCAATAGGCGTGCTGGGGAGTCTGCTGTTTGGGCTGCTGACATATCTGACTAACCTGTATTTCAAAATCAGAGAGGACCGTCGTAAGGCGGCACGGGGAGAGTAATTCAATGACTCAAAACTATGAACTGATTGTGAAAGGGATCCGCAATTTTGAGAATAAAGTTACGGTAACTTTAGCATTACAGGACAAAGAACGCTTTGACGGTGAAATTTTTGACCTGGACATCTCGCTGGACCGTGTTGAAGGTGCTGCGCTGGAGTTTTATGAGGCAGCGGCCAGAAGGAGCATCAGACAGGTCTTCCTGGATGTCGCTGCCGGGTTATGTGAAGGGGATGAGCAGTCGCCGGAAAAGCGCCCCGTAATTTTAGAGGCGCAGAATGTATGGATAACCTACAAAGGAAAGCTACCGGGAAGGATTACTGGTTCCCTGAAGACTCCGCCGAAATGGTAGTTTTGCCAGCATAATTTTCTTCCAGCAATGCCGCCAGCCACTTGAAAGAATTTTGTTGTTCCTGGGACCATTTGGGGTTGCGTGATTCAAAATGAATGGATGCCAGCGTTGGCAGCATTTGCTCCCTGGGAATTGATAAGGCCAGATGTGAAAATGCAACAGTGAGGGCATTTACATCATCCCGAAGCCTGGAAATGCAGTCGAGCAACTCCTGTAGAGAAATGGTGCTATTGTCCATAAATAATCCTCTTGATTGTCTTTACCTTTTCCCCGCCTGATTCAACAGGCCGGGACAGATAAACATATCCAGGGTTCAGAAACCGATAAATCCTGATAAATATCCATGAACGCAAAAATCAAATACGGCCTGTCAGCTGCAGTTCTGGCGCTGATTGGAGCAGGCGCATCAGCTCCTCAGATACTTGACCAGTTTCTGGATGAAAAAGAGGGTAACCACACTACGGCATACCGCGATGGTTCCGGCAACTGGACCATCTGTCGGGGGGCCACGATGGTGGATGGAAAACCCGTTTTTCCCGGTATGAAACTGTCGAAGGAAAAATGCGACCAGGTCAACGCCATTGAGCGTGATAAGGCGCTGGCATGGGTGGAGAAAAACATCAAAGTGCCATTGAGCGAACCCCAGAAAGCGGGGATCGCGTCATTCTGTCCGTACAACATTGGTCCCGGTAAGTGTTTCCCGTCGACGTTTTATAAACGAATTAATGCAGGTGATCGCAGGGGAGCGTGTGAGGCGATTCGCTGGTGGATTAAGGACGGTGGCAGAGACTGCCGTATTCGTTCAAACAACTGCTACGGTCAGGTATCCCGTCGTGACCAGGAGAGCGCGCTGGCGTGCTGGGGTATCGACAGATAAGCAGAATATTTTGCTGAAAAATAAGGCATGGCCACGCGGGCGGATAACATGAAATCCTGCGAAGTGGCGAAACGTAAGTGAATAAAAGTAAAAACCCCGTTTGTTGGCACCAAGCGGGGTTTTGTGTTTCCTGACTCCGGAAAAGTCAAAGGAGAAAGTGTGTTTGATTTTAGCAAACTGATTCGGGAGATTCGAGTGATGGCTGAAAAATTATCCACCTGGAAGTTCATTCTTATCTGGCTGGTGTTTGTGATTATGGCCTCTGGTTATTTCATCGGTCAGATACGCTGGTGGTGAAATGAACCGCGTACTGTGCGTGGTCATCATTGCCCTGCTGGTGGCCTGTGGTGCGCTTAGTCTGGGGCTGAATCATTACCGTGATAACGCCATTACCTACAAAGCCCAGCGCGACAAAAATGTCAGAGAACTGAAGCTGGCGAACGCGGCAATTACTGACATGCAGATGCGTCAGCGTGATGTTGCTGCGCTCGATGCAAAATACACGAAGGAGTTAGCTGATGCGAAAGCTGAAAATGATGCTCTGCGTGATGATGTTGCCGCTGGTCGTCGTCGGTTGCACATCAAAGCAGTCTGTCAGTCAGTGCGTGAAGCCACCACCGCCTCCGGCGTGGATAATGCAGCCTCCCCCCGACTGGCAGACACCGCTGAACGGGATTATTTCACCCTCAGAGCGCGACTGATAATAATGCAAAAACAACTTGAAGGGGCACAGCTATACATTCGAGAGCAATGCCTCAGATAAAAACCGGCCAAGGATAATCCGCTGAAGATTCGCCGGTGGCTAAAGTGTGCCAAGAGTTCAATTTACGCAATTACTCCTGTCGATGCTATGTACCGTCTTTGTGAAGTCAATGGATACCTGATTTATTTCTGTGCGCTGTATCGTCGCTGTACTCTTGCATTAATTATGACTGTAGCCTGACGGGGAACTCCTTCTGCACAAGTGTGGGGGAATAATCAAAAACGATGCACACCGGGGTTACCGGGTACACATATTTCATCATGCCAGCGAGTCCGGTTCTGGCACGGAAGAAACCGGACGTTATGATTTAGTGCGGAAATATTTGTGTAGTGTTCTGAATGTTCTCAGTAAAGAGTAATGAATTATCAAAGGTATAGTAATACCTTTTGTTTTCGTGGATATTTGTAATCCATCTGAAAACCCCTGCTGTAGCAAGATTTTTCCTGTATTCGTAAAATGATAACTCTCCTGATTTGAATCCTTTTAAGGTGGCTTCTATAAGGCATTTATTTTTTGAAAATCTTACATTTACAACCTTACCCTGTCCTTTTATTAAAACCGTATTATCGTTTTCAAGAACAAGATGAATATTCTCTGTGGCTAAATAGTAAATGTAATGTGAGACATTGTGACGTTTTAGTTCAGAATAAAACCAGTGATAGTTTAAATTATTTCGCACTTTATCGAATATTTGTTTAAAAATGGCAATCTGAGCCATTGTAGTACCTTCCATGTGATATGAGGGGGGGTAGTCTGCACGATTATCTAAATTGCTTCAATCTGGTCTGACCTGTTTTCTGAGCAATTCAGTAATGTCACTCTTTTCTTTGTTTGCTTCAGGCGAAACTCTTTTTTCTGAGCACAGTCTCCGGCGGCAGGCTTCAATGACCCAGGCTGAGAAATTCCCGGACCCTTTTTGAACAAGAGCGATGTTAATTTGTTCAATCATTTGGTTAGGAAAGCGGATGTTGCGGGTTGTTGTTCTGCGGGTTCTGTTCTTCGTTGACATGAGGTTGCCCTGTATTCAGTGTCGCTGATTTGTATTGTCTGAAGTTGTTTTTACGTTAGGTTGATGCAGATCAATTAATACGATACCTGCGTCATAATTGATTATTTGACGTGGTTTGATGGCCTCCACGCACGTTGTGATATGTAGATGATAATCATTATCGCTTTACGGGTCCTTTCCGGTGATCCGACAGGTTACGGGGCGGCGACCTCGCGGTTTTTCACTATTTATGAAAATTTTTCAGGGAAAATCGTGTCGGTACTTCTCGAATATAACTTTTGTTTTTTTTAATATTGCATTCATAAATGTCCGACATGAAAGTGTCCGAAAATGCCTTTTTCTGGCGTTTTCATGTCGGGCCTTGTATTTGATAATGGGTTGTTCTATGAAGGTTAATAAAAAGAGGCTTGCCGAAATTTTTAACGTGGACCCGCGGACGATTGAACGCTGGCAGTCTCAGGGGCTCCCTTGCGTCTCCAAAGGCAGTAAGGGCATTGAATCTGTATTTGATACTGCCATGGCAATTCAGTGGTATGCGCAGAGGGAAACTGATATCGAAAACGAAAAGCTCCGCAAAGAACTGGCCGATTTGCGTGCGGCAGCGGAGTCAGATTTACAACCCGGCACCATTGACTATGAACGCTACCGGCTCACAAAAGCGCAGGCAGATGCGCAGGAACTGAAAAATGCCCGTGAAGACGGAGTGGTGCTGGAAACTGAACTGTTTACCTTCATTCTGCAACGTGTGGCACAGGAGATTTCGGGGATACTTGTGCGTGTGCCGTTGACATTACAGCGTAAATATCCGGACATTTCACCATCACACCTTGATGTGGTGAAAACTGAAATCGCGAAAGCCTCCAATGTTGCAGCTAAGGCCGGTGAAAACGTGGGCGGGTGGATCGATGATTTCAGACGCACAGAAGGCAGCTAATGCAGCCGGTGCGATAGCTACAGGGCTTTTATCTCTCATTATTCCTGTTCCACTGACGACAGTTCAGTGGGCCAATAAACATTATTACCTTCCTAAAGAGTCGTCTTATACCCCGGGGCGGTGGGAAACACTGCCGTTTCAGGTTGGCATCATGAACTGTATGGGCAACGATTTGATTCGCACTGTTAACCTGATTAAATCTGCCCGTGTTGGTTATACAAAGATGTTGCTGGGAGTGGAGGCTTATTTTATTGAGCATAAATCACGCAACAGCCTTCTTTTTCAGCCCACGGACTCAGCTGCTGAAGATTTTATGAAATCTCATGTTGAGCCAACGATAAGGGATGTTCCTGCATTGCTGGAGCTGGCTCCATGGTTCGGAAGAAAACACCGCGATAATACGCTCACCCTGAAGCGTTTTTCCTCCGGTGTGGGGTTCTGGTGTCTGGGTGGTGCGGCAGCAAAAAACTACCGTGAAAAATCCGTGGATGTGGTTTGTTATGACGAGCTTTCCTCGTTCGAACCGGATGTTGAAAAAGAGGGTTCGCCAACCCTGCTGGGGGATAAACGTATTGAGGGCTCTGTATGGCCAAAATCCATTCGCGGCTCGACGCCTAAAATCAAAGGCTCCTGCCAGATCGAAAAAGCCGCTAACGAGTCGGCACATTTCATGCGTTTTTATGTGCCCTGTCCGCACTGTGGGGAGGAGCAGTATCTGAAATTTGGCGATGATGCCTCGCCTTTCGGTCTTAAGTGGGAGAAGAATAAGCCAGAAAGTGTTTTCTACCTTTGTGAGCATCATGGCTGTGTGATCCATCAGTCTGAGCTTGACCAGAGTAACGGGCGGTGGATCTGTGAAAACACGGGCATGTGGACCCGTGACGGTCTGACATTTTTCAGCGCCGCGGATAATGAAATTCCGCCGCCGCGCTCCATCACATTCCATATCTGGACGGCGTACAGTCCGTTCACCACCTGGGTACAGATTGTCTATGACTGGCTGGATGCACTGAAAGATTCCAACGGCCTGAAAACCTTTGTGAACACCACGCTGGGCGAGACCTGGGAAGAGGCCGTGGGCGAAAAACTCGATCACCAGGTGCTGATGGATAAGGTTGTGCGTTACACGGCTGCGGTGCCTTCCCGGGTGGTTTATCTGACGGCGGGCATTGACTCGCAGCGAAACCGTTTTGAGATGTATGTCTGGGGATGGGCTCCGGGAGAGGAAGCCTTTCTGGTGGATAAAATCATCATTATGGGGCGTCCCGATGAGGAAGAGACGCTGTTACGTGTGGATGTGGCGATCAACAAAAAATACCGCCATGCAGACGGAACCGAAATGACCATTTCCCGTGTCTGCTGGGACACCGGGGGGATCGATGGCGAAATTGTCTATCAGAGGTCAAAAAAACACGGTGTTTTCCGGGTGCTGCCGGTAAAAGGTGCATCTGTTTATGGCAAGCCGGTGATCACCATGCCAAAAACCCGCAATCAGCGGGGCGTGTATCTGTGCGAAGTGGGGACGGACACCGCAAAAGAAATTCTCTATGCCCGTATGAAAGCCGATCCCACGCCTGCGGATGAAGCCACGTCGTATGCCATCCGTTTTCCTGATGATCCGGAGATTTTTTCGCAGACAGAGGCGCAGCAACTGGTGGCGGAAGAGCTTGTGGAGAAGTGGGAAAAAGGAAAGATGCGTCTGCTGTGGGATAACAAAAAGCGGCGTAACGAAGCGCTGGACTGCCTGGTGTATGCCTACGCGGCATTACGTGTGTCCGTGCAACGCTGGCAGCTTGATCTGGCTGTACTGGCAAAATCCCGGGAAGAAGAGACGACCCGGCCAACCCTTAAAGAACTGGCAGCGAAGCTGTCCGGAGGAGTGAATGGTTACAGTCGCTGAACTGCAGGCGCTGCGTCAGGCGCGCCTTGATTTATTAACCGGTAAACGGGTGGTGTCTGTCCAGAAAGATGGTCGCAGAATTGAATATACGGCAGCTTCTCTGGATGAGCTTAACCGGGCGATCAATGATGCGGAGTCGGTACTGGGGACAACCCGGTGTCGCCGTCGTCCGCTGGGAGTGAGGTTATGAAACGAACGCCTGTCCTGATTGATGTGAACGGCGTTCCGCTTCGGGAGAGCCTCAGCTACACCGGTGGCGGTGCAGGATTTGGCGGGCAAATGGCAGAGTGGTTGCCACCCTCGCAGAGTGCCGATGCGGCCCTGCTGCCCGCGTTGCGTCTGGGGAATGCCCGTGCAGATGATCTGGTGCGCAATAACGGAATAGCGGCCAATGCGGTGGCCCTGCATAAGGATCACATTGTCGGGCATATGTTTCTGATTAGCTACCGTCCGAACTGGCGCTGGCTGGGGATGCGGGAGACCGCGGCAAAAAGTTTTGTCGATGAGGTGGAGGCGGCCTGGTCAGAATACGCAGAAGGGATGTTTGGTGAGATCGACGTGGAAGGGAAACGCACGTTTACGGAATTTATCCGTGAAGGTGTGGGCGTTCATGCGTTTAACGGCGAAATCTTTGTGCAGCCGGTCTGGGATACGGAGAGTACGCAACTGTTTCGTACGCGTTTTAAAGCCGTGAGTCCGAAACGGGTGGACACGCCAGGACACGGTATCGGGAACCGTTTTCTGCGGGCCGGTGTGGAGGTTGATCGATATGGCCGTGCCGTTGCGTACCATATCTGTGAGGATGATTTTCCTCGCTCCGGGAGTGGACGATGGGAACGGATCCCGCGTGAACTACCCACCGGGCGTCCGGCCATGCTGCATATTTTCGAGCCGGTGGAGGACGGGCAGACCCGTGGAGCCAATCAGTTTTACAGCGTTATGGAACGGCTGAAGATGCTGGATTCCCTGCAGGCAACACAGCTTCAGTCGGCCATAGTGAAGGCGATGTATGCAGCGACGATTGAAAGTGACCTTGATACCGAAAAGGCCTTTGAATATATCGCCGGTGCGCCGCAGGGGCAGAAGGATAATCCGCTTATTAATATTCTGGATAAGTTCTCCACCTGGTATGACACGAATAGCGTGACGCTGGGCGGTGTCAAAATTCCGCACCTTTTCCCCGGTGATGATCTGAAACTTCAGACCGCGCAGGATTCAGACAATGGATTTTCGGCGCTTGAACAGGCGCTGCTGCGGTATATCGCCGCCGGTCTTGGCGTTTCCTACGAACAGTTGTCCCGTGATTACTCGAAGGTCAGTTACTCAAGTGCCCGCGC